GTCATCCATGTGCCATCTTGTCTGTATTATTGCAACACGGCCCCCCGGCATGAGACGAGTACGCGCTCCAAAGGTAAACCATTCGTAGGCTTTGGCGAACACTTCAAAGTTCCCGTTGATAACGTCTTGTTCAGAATGTGGATCGTCCACCAGCAATAGGTCAGCGCCACGACCAGCCAAAGCAGAACCAATACCACACGCATAATATTCGCCTCCGACGTTAGTGTTCCATCTGCCTGCTGACTTGCTATCCTGTGCTAGTTTTACCGTAGGAAATACTGATCGGTAAGCATCTGTTGCTATTAAGTTACGTACTTTACGTCCAAAGTCCACCGCTAAATCAGTGGTGTGGGACACCATCATGACCTTCTTATCAGGATTTCTACCCAAAAACCACGCTGGGTAGAAGATAGAAACAAGCTGTGATTTACCATGTCTGGGGGGTATATTCACGCAAACACGGTCCTTTTCCCCCTTTTCGATACCCATTAACATGTCAGCAAGTATCCTATGGTGCTTGCCAACGATAAACTCGGGCATCATGAGCTTACAAAAGTCTATTAAATCGTCGTAGGCTGCTTGGTTTTGCTTGCGGTTGCCTAATTCTCCCGCCATTTTGTCTATTTCAGCTATCTCGTCTGGCGAAAAGCTGTCTAAATTGTCCAACAAACGCTGAATTTCGTCTTCAGAGAAGTCTAAGGACATATCATTCATCAGATTCGTCCTCAATTCCCAGTTCTGCGTCCACATCTACTGCATCAGGGTCTACAAACTCTGCTTCGATCACGTCTTCGTCGGGATTTACCAGCTTTGACAGCTTATTGCGTAGGCTTTCGCGTAGTTCATCAGTGGTTCTGTGGGTAATTGTGACTTCGGTCTTGTCTGTAAACAGCCCAACGTCCGAAATCTTACCCAAAAGCTCTAATGCTCGGATACGAACGCGGGGGTCAGGGTTTTCAGTCTCTTCAATGAGCTTGTTTGTAACCAAATGGCGTACTTGGACGGCGCTTTCTACGACCGAATGGCCGAATTGAGTCAGGATTCCGTGAGTAGCGACCAGCGCGGCGGGCGGTAAAGCCGATGCACGCTTAGTAGAAACCTTTTTAGAGGTCTTTTCGGGGTTATCAGCGTAGGCCAAAGAAATTTTTGCTGCAATTTCTTCGTCTTCACTAGTAGGTTGTAAGTCCAACCCGTGTTCTCCTAGCATAGAAGCAGTATTACACGCAGCTTCTGCGCGTGCACGCAAATCCATATACGGAATTTCATCCGAGTATGGTACACCAATCTCTGGTTCGAGCATTAAAGACATACTGTTTCCGCAGGTTATTAACCGTTAATGCCGAGTTATACACAATAATTTGTTTTTGTGCAAGGAGGTTGGGACTCCTAGTGGGGGGTGTTCCTATATAAAGGGGGGTGGGGGTACCGAACTCAGAAAAAACACAATTATTTGTACATATTAGTAATACATAGGAGATAGGGAGTCCCAAGCTGTGAAGTGGCCTATGGGGGGCGGGTAGGGTCTGGCCTATGCTGTTTTGTTAGTGTGACACTAACATGGCCTATCGGATTATGTGTAAACTTGTCATCCTGTTAGTTTATCTATTGATTTGTTACCATATGTTTGGCATAGTGTAATTGTCATCAGGGGGAACCTGCTGACATAACTTAAACTGTCAACACATAGGAGATTGACATGCGTACATTAAACACAGCAACACAAAAGAAAATAGCTAGCGCGGTTGAGCTAGGCATCAAGGCAGACAAGGCAGGCGTTGCCGCCCTTGACCTGCTAATAGCAGACGGCTTTGACAAGGTGACTGATTACATCAGCCCCAAGTCAGACGGTTCAACTATCCACGCCGACGAATGGACAGCGCTTAGATCAGCGGTCGTGCTAGGCTTCACCAAGACTATTCAGGCATTGATCGCCAAGCCTACCAAGTCTTTGACTGAGGCCCAAAAGACAGACAAGCGATACTGGCAACAACAGATCGGTGCTCGCATCGGTGACTTCAAGTCACAGATCAGCAAGCGCTTGAATGCTGACAAGTCAGACGGTGCAGGATCACGCAACCGCCCACTTGATCAACGCATCCGCGATAACCTGAACGATGTTATCAAGGTGTGCCAATCGGCAGAGGAGCCTAACTTTGATGTGACTGACATGGTTGCCAAAGTGAAGCTAGCACTGGCGGTACTCAAGTGAAGCGCTTGATTGAAATAGGAGGTGGCCTAGCGGCCACCTTCGCAATCGGCACCCTGTTCGCCTTCCTAATCATTAACGTGTTACTAGGTTGCGAATCATGGGATCAATCATATTGGACTGAATACAATTCGTGCCTAACACCCACGATGATTTGGGATTCAATTGTTAACTAAGATCAACCCCGCTTCGGCGGGGTTTTTTTGTGCCTGCGTTTTGCGCAGTCGATACCAGTTCCTCCTGTCGCGCTGAGCCTCATGTGTGCGTGTTATCACGTGATACCTCACCACCACCCGGCTGCACTATGTTAGTGAGTCCCTAACAACAAGATACCAGTTCCTTGTGTCGCGCTGAGCGTCTGTGTGTGCACGTCATCACATGATCGCGTATAGCGCAGCGCCCGGACTTTGTTAGTGTCACACTAACACACGATACTAGTTACTTGTGTCGCGCTGAGCCTTTGTTCGCACTAATGTTCGTAATGTTCGGCTAATGTTCGTTTTATTTAGTTATCAATCGTACATTTATGTTTGGTGACATCCAGTGGCAATTACCGCCATGCGTTAGCATAACCTGCCTATCAGCTTTTGTAGTTTGTTTAGTTTTCTTATTATTTATATATATTGTTCGTTTTAAAGAAAGTTATATACAATAGGGAAAGTTAGTGTGGCACTAACAATGTTCGTTTCTGTACGTCCTCGTCCTCCCCCCTCCGAGCGAGTTCTCACTTCCCAAAATAGCGAACATTAGAACATTGTATATAAATCAATGACTTGCTTCCGAACAATGTAAGAACTTTACACAAAACAACAGAACATTACACTTCTACACACGTCCTGACATCATTTGACATGTCTCGCTATTTGTGAGATAATAGTTATGTTGGTGAGAGGTTTCAACGGTTCCCCCTCTTGTCCTATGACAGGTAGCCTCTCACCAACAACCTAAACTAAATGTCACACAGGAGAACGACATGTCACACGAAAGCAATGTTAGTGCCGCACTAACAAATGAACCTGCGGTAACAGCACCATCCATTGGCTCTTCATCTATGTTGGTAGAGTTAAGCATCAGCACATGGACTGGGCGCAAGCTAGACAAGCGTGCATCAAAAGATGTCACCACAACCAACCATGCCGATGCAGGTATCGCAAACGTCCACAAGAAACTACTGGGCAACTGCGATGAACTCACGGCGGTACAGAAGTTTACCGCTAATGTTCGTAACCTACATTACAGCATGACAATGCCGTGGTCTGATACTGGCCTTCGATTACTACCGACTGCTCAGTATTTCAAATACCACCAAGCCATGACCGAGGTTCAGAACGAGTACGAGCGTATGGTTCAGACTTTCATCGACACGTACGACTGGGCGATCAGTCAGTCACAGGCAAGGCTTGGCAACTTGTTTTCACACGATGACTATCCATCGGCGGAGAGCATAGCGAGTAAGTTCAACTTCCGCTTCTCATATATACCGCTACCAGATGCAGGTGATTTCAGGGTGGACATTGGCAACGAGGGTAACGAGTTAGTACGTGAGCACTACCAGTCGTACTATTCCGAGCAACTGACCAACGCCATGAATGACGTATGGCAACGAGCGTTCAAAGCATTGACCAAGATGTCAGAGCGTCTCGACTATGCCGATCACGAACAGAAGAAAGTGTTTCGTGACACGCTTGTATCCAACGTGGTCGATCTCGTCGATCTACTGGATGTGTGCAACGTAACAGGTGACAGTCAGATGTCAGCGATGCGCATGAAACTGGACGATGCCCTACGTGGTATCACACCAGACGCACTACGCGAGGATGGCTACCTTCGCGCAGAAACTAAACGTGCTGTCGATGATGTCATCAAAGCACTTCCATCAATAGACCTTTAATCAGTTAGTGCCGCACTAACAAATCAACGGAGAAATATCATGAACTCAGCAATTCAAATGTACGCACTTGGCTTAGACCAAATCGCAACATCAATACTCAACGGTGGTGACAAGCGCACCATCCTTGTCCAAGGGCACATGGGTACAGGTAAGTCATCACTACTTACCACGTTATCACGTGACCTACCCAAGCACACACCGTGCTACTTCGACTGTACTACTAAGGACTTGGGCGACATCACCATACCCAAGATGAACCAACTCGATAACGCCGATTACGTTTCATACGCGACCAACGAGGAACTGGGCGCACACCACAAGAACCCTATCATTCTCATGATCGACGAGTATGGCAAGGCGAACCCTGCGGTGAAGAACGCACTGTTACGTGTCATGTTGGAGCGCAAGATTGGTGGGTACGAACTGCACCCTGACAGCTTGGTGTTTGCGACGACTAACCTTGGTGCCGAGGGTGTTGGTGACTTACTACCACCACACGCACGTAACCGGATCACGGTGATCACCGCACGTAAACCTGACAACATGGAGTGGATCGAGTGGGGTATCAACAACGGTGTTGACCACACGCTACTTGGTTGGTGTAAGGACAACCCCCATTTGTTTCATGGGTTCGAGGATGTCAAAGACCCCGATGACAATCCCTACATCTACCACCCCAAGCAACAACGCACCGCGTTTGTTACACCGCGCTCACTTGAGGCCGCGTCCGACTGGCTGAAGACACGGGAGCACTTCGATGATCAGACGTTAACAGGTTTACTCATGGGTACTATCGGTGAACGTGGCGCTATGGACTTGATGGCCTTTGTCAAACTGTCCGACCAACTACCGTCATTGCAATCTATCAAGGACGAACCCAAGACAGCCAAGGTACCAGACAGTGCCGCCGCCGTGTGTATGGTTGTTTACCGTACATTGTCCACGATAGGGGGTGACTGGATCGACTCATGGATGGACTACATGGTGCGCCTCGACAAGGAAGCGCAGGGTATGTTCGCCAATGGTTGTAGTGCCGAGAAGTACGCGCACCGCAAGGTCGTGATGACCAACAAGAAGTTTACTCAATGGGCAATGGACAACAACTACATGTTCGCCGCCGACAAGAAGTAAGGAGAAGACTATGTTAGCAATAGGTAAACAACTTACCCCAGAGCAACGACTGTCCAAAGCTGTCGTTGACATCATGGGCAACCCCAAATACGTTGCCCTCGCAGGTGTCCTCATGATCGGTGATCGTTCGGTGGAGGACAACATACCAACGGCATGTACCAACGGACGTGACGAAATGTATGGGCGAGACTTTGTTGACTCGCTCAACGATGCAGAACTACGGTTCCTTGTACTGCACGAGGTGTACCACAAGCTGTATAAACATCTCACCACGTGGCGACATCTGCACGACATGGATGCTCAGCTTGCCAATCAAGCGTGTGACTATGTGATCAACATCAAGATTGCAGACGACAACCGAGATGGTTGGGCAGTCATGCCGCAAGGTGGGTGTCTCGATGTGAAGTACCGTGACTGGGACAGCGCCGCAGTATTCAATGACCTACGTGACAACGGCTCACCACAAGATGGTGACGGTAACGAAGATGCAAACGATGATGGGTCAGGTGGTAACGGCTTACCACAAGATGGCGACGAGGGGTCAGGTGACGGGCCACGTGGTTTCGACAGCCATGACTGGGATGGTGCCGCCGAACTTACACCAGACGAGAAGCGCGAGTTAGCACGTGATGTTGACGAGGCGATACGTCAGGGTGCGTTGATCGCAGGTAAGTTGGGGTCAGGTGGTGATCGTGATCTTGAGGATTTACTTACACCGCAGATAGATTGGCGCGAGGTATTGCGTGAGTTTATTCAGACCACGTGTGCAGGTAGTGACTACTCGAC